AATGCTGGGATATTCGGGAGACGGCGGCTAAGATTTTGATGAAGATGCGCGACTACCGGCCGCTGTCGATTGGGATTGAGCGAGGAGCGCTGAAAAATGCGGTGCTGCCGTATTTGAGCGACTTAATGCGAAAAAATGGGGTTTACGGCCATATTGCGGATTTGACGCACGGCAACCGAAAGAAAACAGATCGGATCATTTGGGCGTTGCAAGGACGCTTCGAACATGGCAGAATCGTGCTAAACAGGGAAGAAGACTGGGCTACCTTCACGGATCAGTTGCTGATGTTCCCGGCGCAGGGCGTGCATGACGACCTGCCAGATGCTTTATCATATATAGACCAATTGGCGGTCACATCTTACTTTGAGCAAGACGAAGAGGATGAGTGGCAACCGCTTGATGTCATCTCGGGTATTTAACCCGACCGCCTAAGAGGTTGAATATGGAATTTTACGAGCCCACAGAAGGCGACAAAGAGCTACTGGCATTCGTCACCGACCATTGTGATCGGTGGCGTGACTGGCGCGACACGAACTTTCTCTCGGCTTATCTGGAATACGAGCGGATTTTTCGTGGCCAGTGGGCCTCGGAGGACAAGATGCGCGATTCGGAGCGCTCTAAGATTGTCACTCCCGCAACGCAGCAAGCGGTTGAGACTCGCCACGCGGAGATCATGGAAGCGATCTTCGGTCAGGGCGAGTTTTTTGATATTGAAGACGACATCAAGGATGTGAACGGCAATCCGCTGGACGTTGAGATCATCAAAGCTCAACTGATGGAGGATTTCAAGCAGGACAAGATCAGAAAAGCCATTGATCAGATTGAATTGATGGCTGAAATCTACGGCACGGGCATTGGCGAGATTATTGTCAAGACCGAGAAGATTTACGAGCCCTCGACGCAGCCGATTCCTGGCCAGCCGGGGCAAGCTGCCATTGGTGTGGTGGAAAAAGACCGGGTGGCGGTCAAGATTGTGCCGGTCAACCCGAAAAACTTCTTGTTTGACCCCAACGGAACAAGCATTGATGAGTGCATGGGTGTGGCGATTGAGAAATATGTCTCGATCCACAAGATTGTCGAGGGTATGGAGCGCGGGATCTACCGCAAGGTCAACATCCAGCCCGATGGCGAGGATACTGACCTCGAACCCACGCAGGAAGTCACGCAGTTTCAAGACGACAAGGTGCGTTTGCTGACGTACTACGGTCTGGTGCCTCGGGAATACTTGAAGGCAGCGGAAGAAAACGAGGTCGAAGACCTTTTTCCTGATGATTCGGTGGCCGATGAGTACTCCAACATGGTGGAAGCCATCGTTGTGATCGCCAACACGGGGCTGCTGCTCAAGGCTGAAGAGAACCCGTACATGATGAAGGATAGGCCCGTGCTGGCCTATCAAGATGACACGGTTCCCAACCGCCTGCTGGGTCGGGGGACGGTGGAAAAAGCATACAATATGCAGAAGGCCATCGATGCCGAGGTGCGTAGTCACCTGGACTCGCTGGCGCTGACCACCGCACCCATGATGGCGATGGATGCCACGCGATTGCCTCGCGGTGCGAAGTTTGAGGTCAAGCCCGGCAAGGCGATTCTCACAAACGGCAACCCCAACGAAATTCTGTTCCCGTTCAAGTTCGGCAATACGGATGGTGCGAACTTGGCCACGGCCAAGGACTTCGAGCGGATGCTGCTGCAATCGACTGGCACGCTCGACAGCCAGGGGATGGTTAGCCAGGGGGCGCGAGATGGTGGCGGGATGTCGATGGCTGTGGCCTCGATCATCAAGAAGTACAAGCGCACGCTGGTGAACTTCCAGGAAGACTTCCTGATCCCGTTTATCCAGAAGGCGGCGTTCCGCTATATGCAGTTCGACCCTGAGCGGTATCCGTCGGTGGATATGAAGTTCATTCCGACGGCCACGCTGGGCATCATTGCCCGCGAGTACGAGCAGCAGCAGTTTATTGGTCTCTTGCAGACGCTGGGGCCGAATACGCCGGTGTTGCCGCTGATATTGAAGGGCATTCTGACGAATAGCTCTTTGAGCAATCGCTACGAGTTGATCGCAGCGCTTGACCAGATGAGCCAGCCCAATCCCGAGGCCCAGCAACTCCAACAGATGCAGCAGCAGTTGGCAATGCAGTCGGCGCAGGCTCAGATTGCGGTGCAGACGACGCAGGCAGAGCAGAATCGGGCAGAAGCTGCCAAGCTGATGACCGAGACGCAGCTGATGCCCCAGGAGATGCAGGCCAAGGTGCTGGCCTCGGCGACGAAGAATCTACCGGCTGGCGGCGAATCGGATGAGTTTAGCAAGCGGGTTAAGATTGCTGAATTGATGCTCAAGGAAGCGGACATCAAGAACAAGTCCAAGATCGTGGAGCTTCAGATGGCCGAGAAGCAAAACAAGGTTTCAGGGATGGAAGACGACTTCTTGGATCAGTTGACCAAGGAGTTGAACAATGGACGTTGAAAGCCTTGCCAAGCAGCTAATCCTCAAGGGGATGACTGAGGAGCAGCAAAAGGCTATCCTCGAATCGATCAAGACGACGATGGGCAACGCCCGTGCGGTGCAAAAGCAGCGCATTGGCGAGAACGTCCAGATGGTGGTGCAGGCACTCAAGAAGATTGAGGCTGATATTAAGTCTCGATATGACGAGACTGGCAAAGCCATTGAGAAGCGGGTGGCCAGCATCAAGGATGGCCAGGATGGACGCGACGGCACCAATGGTAAGGATGGCCGCGCAGGTCGGGACGGCTCTCCTGGTGCGACTGGTCCGCGAGGGGCTAATGGGCTAGATGGTAAGGACGGGCGCGATGGCGAGAATGGTGTATCGGTCACCGACGCGCATATTGACTTTGACGGCTCGCTGATCATTAGCCTGTCCTCGGGCCGCACGATCAACGTGGGCGAGGTGATTGCCCCTGATGTCGCTGAGAAGATCAAGGTCATCACGAACGGTGGTGGTACGAGCCAGACGGTGATTGACGCGCTGGCCTCGCTCCAGACCCAGATCAACAACCTCATCCCCAGCCAGACGGGCAATGCGGGCAAGTTCCTCACGACCAACGGAACGGCTGTTTCGTGGGCATCGGTGGCTGGCGGGCTGTCTTTCCAAGGCACTTGGAACGCATCGACCAACACTCCGACGCTCACTTCTAGCGTGGGCACGAACGGCCACTACTACATCGTATCCACGGCGGGCTCGACCAATCTGAACGGCATCACCGACTGGCAGATCGGCGACTGGCTGATCTTTAACGGTTCCGTCTGGCAGAAAATTGACCAGTCGAACCTCGTGACTTCGGTCAACGGTCAGACGGGTGCTGTTAGTCTCACGACGACCGACATCAACGAGGGCACGAACCTCTACTACACCGATGCACGGGCACGGGCCTCTGTTAGCGCTGGCACGGGCATCAGCTACAGCAGCGCAACAGGTGTCATTACGAACAGTGCTCCGGATCAGACAGTGAGCCTGACTGCTGGTACGGGGATCAACACCAGCGGAACATACCCTAGCTTTACGATCACCAACTCGGCTCCTGATCAAACTGTCAGTCTGACGGCAAGCACAGGTATTAGCACGAGCGGGACGTATCCTAGTTTTACGATTACCAACACTGCGCCAGATCAGACAGTAGCACTGACGGCAGGCACTGGGATTAGCACCAGTGGCACCTACCCCAACTTCACCATCACGAACTCGGCACCGGATCAGACGGTGGCGTTGACGGGGGCGGGGACAACCAGCATCACGGGAACCTACCCCAACTTTACGATCACCTCAAACGATCAGTATGTAGGTACGGTCACGAGCGTGACGGGGACTTCTCCTGTGGCATCAAGCGGGGGCACAACGCCCGCGATCAGTTTGGCCTCGGGCTATGGCGACACTCAGAATCCATACGCTAGCAAGACGGCAAACTATGTCTTGGCTGCTCCTAACGGGTCTTCTGGTGCGCCAACTTTCCGGGCCATCGTGGCTGCGGACATTCCGACCTTGAACCAGAACACCACGGGCACAGCGTCCAACGTGACTGGCACGGTGGCAATTGCCAACGGCGGCACGGGCCAGACGACTGCTACGGCTGCCTTTGATGCGCTGTCTCCATTGACTACCAAAGGCGACCTTATCGCCTATGACGGAACGGATGGCGTAAGACTTCCAGTTGGTACCAATGGCTATGTTCTGACTGCTGATTCGACGGCAGCTTCTGGCGTTGCTTGGGCAGCGGGTGGTGGCGGAGGTGTTACGGCGTCAAACGACACCAGTACTTCGACCAACTTGTACCCGCTGTTTGCTGCGGCAACGACCGGCACGTTGACGACAATTTACACCAGTAACCCCAATTATCTATACAAGCCCAGCACAGGTGAGTTGAGCGTTACCGCCCCGCGAGCCAGCAACGGCATTCTTGTGAACAGCGCCACAGTAAGTGCTAATTACACGATTGCATCTGGCGATAATGGCGTGAGCGCTGGGCCTGTAACGGTGGCGTCTGGTATTACGGTAACAGTTTCTTCTGGCTCTGTTTGGACGGTGACTTAAATGGCTGTAACTATTGACGGAACCAACGGGATCACATCCCCTGACTTTGAGGTTGATGGCGTTACGGGCAAAGTGTACCCCCTAGTCTCCGGCACTTCTCAGGCATCTACCTCTGGCACGAGCATCGACTTCACCAGCATCCCCGACTGGGTCAAGCGTGTCACCGTGATGTTCAACGGGGTTTCAACGAACGGCACCAGCGACGTAATTATCCAGTTAGGCACCAGCGGGGGTTTTGTATCTACGGGTTACCTCGGTGCCAGTGCAACTATTGCGGGTGGGGCAACCGGGTCTACACTAATGACTTCTGGTTTTTTGGTTCGTCTAGGTGGCGGCGCATCTGCCGCTGCTGTCCGACATGGGACGGTAGTTTTAACTTTACTTGGCTCAAATATTTGGGCGGCAAACATAAGCGTCAGCATTTCAAACACCGACTACATAGTTACCGGGGCCGGATCAATTCCGCTTGGCGGTGTTCTGACTCAAATTCGGACGACGACGGCAGGCGGCGTAAACACCTTCGATGCTGGCAACATCAACATCCTCTACGAGTAAGCCATGAGCCTGAAACTAAACTCCTCCGGCGGCGGCAGCGTCACTCTGCAAGAGCCGAGTACGGCGAGTAACGTGACGCTGACGTTGCCCACGACTACGGGCACGGCGGTGATTCAAAACGGCAGCAACAACTTGCTGATGAACTCGGGTTATGGCTCGGATGCTGTGGCTTATT